GTACTTGGGCGTTAAGGCAAGATTGATCAACGACGGAGACGATTGTGTCTTGTTTGTAGAGAAGGAGCATGAAGAACTCTTATCTAGAAACATAGACTGGTGGTTTTCTACAGCAGGTTTCAAAGTGGTGACCGAGAAACCTGTTTACGTCCTTGAAAAAGTGGAGTTCTGTCAAAGTTATCCCATTCTGGGTGCTGACGGCCAATATCTTATGGTGAGAGACCCCAGAGTCTGCATCAGCAAAGATTTGGTTGCAATCAAGCCCCTCGATAACAAGAAATTGGCATTAAGGTGGCTGGCAGCTGTTGGTGAGGGTGGACAATCACTCTCCAGCGGCATACCTGTCATGCAGGAGTTCTACACTTGTCTTAAGCGAAATTCCGGAGGTGCAAAAGCACTCTCAGATCCAACCCTCGAGGGTGGATTCCAGAGGCTTAGTGCTGGAATGAACTATAAATATACCAAAATCTCTCCCGAGACCAGATATTCTTTCTGGTTGGCATTTGGTATTACCCCCTCGGAGCAAGTCGCTCTAGAGGATTATTACATTGGTATTTTGTTCACGAGCGGTTCTATACGGGATCGTTTTGAGCATCTACCATTGTAGTGGGCTGGCCCGAAGGCCTTAAACTACGTGAGGGGCGATCCCTCCATCCGAAGATGTTAAACTACAGTGCTCCGTCTGTCCACGGGGAATTGGGTCCATAAGTCAACCGCCAAAACTATTACTTTAGTGCTAAACAAAATGCCAACAGACTGCACGGACGGACGCTTAGTTCTTATGGATGTACAGTCGCACTACTCATGTGGTATCCAATATTATGAGAAAACGCAACACCAAGCAACAAAAGCAAGTCAAACAGTTAACCAAGTCAATGAAGAAGTCAACTCCTTTTGGGGATGTTGGTGGCATCGTTGGCAAGGCGGCTGGCAATCTATTCGGTAGAGCTAACATCGGCAACAGTGTCGGACGATGGTTAGGTTCGGGCATCGGGAGCATTTTTGGATCGGGGGAATATACGATGGTTGGTCAACAACCACGTTACAATGTCCTCACCAATAGCAACCAGATTCCAAAATTTTCATCTGACGGTCAAGCCAACATTGTTACTCACCGAGAGTACTTAGGCGATATTTCTGGAACAGCATCATTCACTAACAATGCCTACCCTCTTAATCCTGGTATGTCCAAGACCTTTCCGTGGCTTTCAACCGTGGCAGGTTGCTACCAGGAATATAGATGGCATGGGCTAATTTTTGAATTTAGACCGCTTACTACGGATTTCGCTAATGCGGGTGTCCCAGGTGTTGTGATTATGTCAACTAATTACAACGCTGACGCCCCATTGTACTTAAGCAAGCAACAAATGGAAAATGCAGAATTTGCGGTATCAACTAAACCCACACTTTCTTGTATCCATGGCATCGAGTGTGATCCAGCACTAAATGTATTAGGCGCAAAGTTCGTTAGAGATAGTCTCCCTCCAGCTGGTCAAGACCTTCGTCTTTATGATCACGGTAACTTCCAATTCGCCACCCAAAACAACGATCCATCTATTGTGTTAGGGGAGCTTTGGGTTAGTTATTGTGTCGAGTTGATGAAGCCAATCTTGCCAGGCACTATTGGTGGTGGGAATATCTCTCACTTTGCCCGGTCTAACACTCTTGGAACAGCTGCCTTGGGCACCACTTCGGTTCGTGTTCCAGTAAATGAGCTTGACTTAATTGTCACCTCAAATACTATCACGTTTCCCAATGCCCTTACGGGAACTTACACACTTACAATACTTCATGTTGGAACTGCTGCTATTTTCAGCGGTTTTGTCATTGGAAGTATTACCAACGGTGCTGATGTTCCTAGAATTTATGATGGAGCAACCCAAGCTTTTGGACAGGCTCCTAGTGGCATCTCAACTCCAAATGTGATGTATCAAACAAACATCAGACTTACACCCAATAATGTATCAACAGTTGTTACCTTTAATGCAGGTGTATTCCCGACTGATTCGGATATTGACATTATAGTCACTACCGCATCGTCAGGCCTTGCCTAATTGTTGATTGCCCGAAGGCGTTAAACTACGAGTGGTGAAAATCACTGGGAATCCGAAGACCTTAAACTACATGCTGTAGATAAGACAGTAGCAGAACTCCGAAGAGTTTGAAAACTACACGTTGGGTGTTTACCAACTAACTCATACGAGGGGCGATTACCTTCAATCAGCGATGTCATAAATCTGGCTTCACAACCAGCGCGACTAGTGGTAGCTCATCTGAGCCGGTGTGGTGACCGAGGAAGCAGCATCTTTATAAACTGCACGCTTTGGTAGGATAGAGGAACCAACCCGCACAGGGTTAAGTGCAACAGCGGCCATGCTGGATAAACGTGGTTCGTATCGATTACGAGACAATCCATCCGGAAAGTTCCGGATGCTCAGCTGGAGGAATACAGTAGTGGTGCTAGCTACTAGGTTAGCAGCGGCCTTGCGTCAAATTTGGGCGATGCAAGGTTTTAAGAATCATATTAAGTTATGTGGAAGGAAGATTAACACCC